CTACAGCTCTTCCCTGTCCTGTCTTTGGATCTATGGTGTATCCGGTTGCATCTAACAGATTTGGTGTGTCTTTATCACTCCCGACGATTTTATATACTTTTCCCTGCCAATGATCGTGTGATGGTATTCCATCCGGGAACTTCTTGCTATGCCGCGCTCCCATATGTGCCGATACAAGAACATACTCTATTCCTTTTTGTGCTATGTATTGATTAGTTACCTGAGCAGCCGTCTGATTCATAGAAGTAACGACACAACAACGCACTGCCGCTTCTAAAGAACGCCTGGCACCCGTCGGATAATCAATCACAACGCCACTCTGTGCATATCTGTCAAGCACTTCACATATTGCACTGCTATACGACTGCATACCAGATGCCACACGATAATCTACCTCATTCAGCATATTGAGTAAATCTCTCTGCGTCTGCAACATAGTTGTGCGTGTAAGATTATTCAATTCTCCGAATGTTTTCATCATTTCGGCATT